ATCCATTGACGTCGATCGCTACCAGGATGAAAGGATTCGTGTGACAGACGGCGTAAAGATTCGGGTTGATTCCAATGCCGCCGATGAGCGCAGTGATGTTATCCTCGCCGGCATTGAGAGTGAGGGTATTTCCCACCTGGGTCATAGTCGCTGGATCGATTTTGATGATCTTGCCCGGCGTGGTGTAGAGGCCCATGTAGATATAGGTCCCATCGAAGCAGAGAGCTCGGCAGTAGTTTTCTCCTGTGGCGGCTTCGAAGATCATCGGACGATCGTCGATATAGGGCACGCTCACCAGGCGGGCCAGCTCCGGATCGTTGCGGCGCTGATCATGGACTACTCCGGCCGCGATCTGACGATGCAGCAGGCTCTTGTCAGCAAAGCGCCAGACGTGTCCGAATTTCCCTTCCCTCAGATCGACAAGATTCGAGAGCGTAGTTGTGGGGAGATCCCAGTCAACGGTGCAGATCACCAAGTATCGGTCTTCATCCACTGACCCGGTAGTGACCTTGATCTCAGCCTGATAGTACGGATTGGCCGTCTCGTTATAGTAAGAATCGATATAGACCTTGTACGTGCCGGTTGCCTCGGAGCTGAACGCGTAGGTTTGTGATTTGAGCTCCGCCAGATGTGTATAATCTGAATAGATCGCTTCGCCAGTGGGGAGCTCGCTGAATCCGACGTTATCGGCAGGTACGTTGATCGTCGGCTCCATGAGATCGGCATCACCGAGCAAACCCGGCCGGAGCATCGAATGAATCTTTGCCTGCCAGTCATCCAGGTCGGCGCTTCGAACGTCCATGTAGGGCTGGTAATCTCTTATCGGCATTGGTTACTCCTACAAAGTGAGCAGGTCTCGATCGAGAAGAGACCCTGAATCGTCGCATTGAAAAGTGTGATATCCGACCTGCCCCCGAGTATGTGAGGGCTTATAGCGATTCATGGCCTGCTTGAGGGCCTTGTGTTCATCCTGCGTGATTGTGGGGTGAAAACCATCATCGATAATGAAAGCAAATTCATTCCAGTTCGGCCGGGGATCCCCGTCCCCGTAGGCTTCGAACATCTCATAGACTTGGTCAATGAGAATTCCGCTTTCCAGGTACATGTGGACTTCGACCGCAAATATGAGTGCTGTGCCGGTCATGCCGTAGTAGTCCCAGGCCCCGAGCAAGCGGGTGAGATAGTCTGCGTCACTTTCTCCACTCTGTCTGTAGAGCTTGCGGTTCCTTCCATGGCGATCGAGCCCTGTCCCGGTAGCTTTAGCCAGCAGCAGATCGAGCCTTGCCTGGTATATCTCAGCCCGGAGATCGTCCATCTTGTCGCCGACGATCTCGAGGAGCGCCTGCACCTTTCGCTTCGTGGCGAGAACGCGCTTCTTGAAGATGATGTGGGCCAGTTTTTCCCACAGATACGAAAGAAAGGTCATCAGTATTGCTCGCCTCGATTTACCGTGACGTTCACGGTACCCTTGGTCGCCAGCTCGTCAGGATCGATCTCTACATCCAGGGCCGGAGTGTTCACGACGACATTGATGACGTGATCGCGTGGCATGATAGAGGAAACAATTCGAGCCTTGCGGAAGTCCCACCCTGGCTGCTGCTGGGCGATCGCCGGATAATCCTCACTGGCCGTGAACATGGCATTAATCGCGTTTTCACAGTCCAGCTCGATCGCATCGAGGTCGCCGTCGTTGGGCTCTGCGGTTACTGTGATGTCGATATTGACCGGAACCTCGTCCGGGCCTTTCACGAGTACGTCGGCGCTCAGCGGCCTGCGGGCATCGATATAATCCTGAACGTCCTCCACCAACTCTGGCGAAGGAGGCCCGGCAGCTCCGGTGATGAGCACGTCGACCGTTCCCCTGCCTCTCGGGTCGTTGCTGTTTACAAAAGCGCTGACAACGCCGGTCACTTCCATGGCCCAGGACTGATACGCCTCGTCGTTGGATCCTCGGGCCAGTTGAGACCACTTGTTCTGACAGCGCAGAATCAGCGCATCGTCCTCTTCACTGGCGCTCCCCTCCTTGGTCAGCCAGCTGGCTCCGTTTGTAACGTATTCGATCCCGGTGATCGGAGTGATGAGACGGGTGATTGTGCCCGGCCCCACGTTGTAAGATGCTCCCGCCTGCTCAGCTTTCGTAGGAACATCCACTTCGCTCTCGCCATCCGGAAGGACGGTTTCTGTGGTCACCAGGTAGCGATACTCGTGACCCTGGGAGTCGACCTCGGTGGCGACGATCTTGTTCACCTCGATCGTGATATTGCCGGACGTGCCGGTCCGGCCGAAGGTGACATCACCTTCGGTCTTGACAGCCGGGTGGCGCTCGTTGTCGTACTCGGCCGCCTTGAGATCCAGCCAGGTGCCCTCTGAGCTATCCAGGAAAAGCAGTCGGATGACCGTGCGAAGAAGGCTGTACAGGGCGGCCAGGCCCCGAGCGATAATTCGGAGGATGGAGGCCCACACGCCCCCGGTGTTGTAATTGGTGATGGCGGGGATCTCGGACTGGGCGTCCGTTTTCAACTCTTCGTATAGAGTATCCTCGTCCTTTATGGTGACTGCCATCTATTCCTCCGTAACGCCTTCCGAGTCGGCGCCCACGACCAGGTTAAGCGGATTGGTCTCGCCCTGGGGAGTCGCCTCGAGCATGAGCTTGATCTCGTCGCCGGTCATTTCTGTAACTTGGGCTTCGATGGAAAACGGATCGACCCTGGGCTCGTCCGTGAGCTCTTCCTCGGTGATCTTCTCAATCTCGGTCCGCTCTCCGGAGCTGTCTTCGCTGTGCAGGCGCTGCTGCAGCCCCACGCCGTAGTTCTCGGCGTACCAGAGGGCTCCTTTGGGAGTAATGACTCGATGACGGATATCCTGGCTGAGACAGTCGCGGCCCTCGACCAAAGCCAGATCCCCATCTGTGTCGACGATGAAGTCGCCGTCCGCATCGAGAGCGATATCAGTACCCAGAAATCTGCTCATCAGTCGGCCTTTGCCACCACTGTGGTGGTCATGTGTGACGGATTCATTGGAGTGCTCGGAGGCCCGGTGCTTCCGGATCCGGCCTGAACTCCAGCGTGTGTGTGAGTATCAAACAGGGTCTGAAACGTCTCGATGATCAGCTTCTTATCCGCCCCGTCGCCCAGCTTGGTGTTTGTCCCCGCGATCGTCGCATCCCCGTCCATCGCCTCGAGCTTCAACTCCTTTGCCGCCTTGAGCGATACCAGGCCCTCAGAGAGCGCGGGAGAACTGCTGCCGAGAATGTCATCGACATAGGGCTGGTTCGGATCGCCGTCATAGAATCCGATTCGAACGATCGTATCCACAGGAATATAGGCAAACAGCCCGACTGTCTCACTCGGATCCGCCCAACGAGTAGGAAGTGGAACCGTGGAGATCTCGGACCTTGCCTCATCATCGGAGAGGTCGGGCTTAACCGGCTGCACGTCCACCACATATCTGTCCGTATAGACCTTGGTCACTCGAGCCCGCACCGGGTGCTGTCGATATGTGGAGAGATCCGGCATGAGGCTCTCGACGAGCCGCTTGAATAGAACCCTCAGCTCCGCCACGTCCATCACGCCGCCTCTCGATAGAAAAGCGCAGTGCGGTTCTGCCCTGCGCGTCGATAATGATTGACCGTGTCCACTCTGAAGCTACCCTGGCCGACCTGGGGATGGACGATCGTGATAACATCCCCCGCCCAGATATGACTCATCGGAATTGTCAAGAGCTTGCTCACATCTTCACCGGGCTCAAGGCTGACTATGTTCTGGGCATACTCGAGCCTGGTGATCTTGTTGCCCGGATTGGCCCAAGGATGGAAGTGAAAATTCCCTTCCAGGTCGAAATACCATTTCCAATCGATCTCCCAGGTCTTCCGGATCTTGGCGAGCAGCGCTGGGATAGTATCGCTGTTGGCCACGAAGTGATCTCGCTTTGGAAGCGCCGGCCCCGACAGATCGAAATCGGTAATGCCTGCCTGCTCGAGGGTGTAGTTGATCACCGTGTAGGGATCTATGTCGCTCCATGACCTGGTGATCCGGGTCGACCGGAAAGCAGGGCTCGCTGAGGTCCCTTGAAGCACGAGTGTCTTTGTCGGGCTCACATCGAATATCCATCCCTGAAAGATCGTATTGATGGCTTGTTCTCTGAATCCCCACTTCACCTCGATCAGATCATCCTTGGCGATACTGCACACCTCGAGGAGATCGGTGCGCGGGGATCTCCACAGAAGCCTTCCCTCACCGAGGTCGTTGGCAACCGAATGCCATACCTCGAACTCGCTAGGTAGGTCGTTCACAATCCGCCCGTTGATATAGAGCTCGAGCTTCACGGCAAAGTACGGTGTTTTCACGAAGGCACCTCGGGAACCAAGGCATCATCCGCAGGCCAGGGGGATCCTATGGACATGTCGGGCTCTTCATAGCTCATGAGCTCGTCCAGCTCGTCGGCCTCGGAGGGCCGGGTTGCCACTTCCAGACTCATCTGGTTGGCCTGGTCCTCAATCGTGACTGCGATCGGCTCATACTCGGTGAAATGAAGCGCCGCGATCAGAGTATCCTTGCTGTTGGTCTCCCGGCTGTTGAGTCGGAGGAAAATCACCTGGCCGATCTTTCGCGCCTTGGTGTGCTCATTGGAGAGCCTGTAGACATTGGGCTTGCCCCTGTTGTCCGTTTTCCTGAAGAAGTCCTGGATGTACTGGAGCTTATCCATAGCCGTCGCGCCCCCCTCGGGGCTGTCGTCCGTGAGCTCATACTCAATTGTGATGTCTGCGTCCTGGAATCCCTCGGCCAGCTTTGCCCGGCCGCTTCGTCCTTCTACCTCCACGCGTTCCATCTTCACTTCCTGTGCGATCCCCATGGACTGGATCGCATCCGGAAGCAGGGATGAATCGAGCTTTACGGCCCCTACATCCTTGGAGGCAATTTTGCTCACCTCGAGGGCCATCAGGCGGCCTCCACGGCAAGTTTAACGGCTGCCGCGATCTGCTCGATCATATTCGGAGCTGCACCGTTGATATTGATATTGATCACCCTCTCGCCGCCGCCTGCTTCAGCTGCCGGCGCGGCTGCCGGAGCTGGCTGAGGGAGGAGTTCGCCGAGCTCGGCTTTCACTGTAGAGATCAGCCGGGGGCTCGACTTCTCGATCGACCGGCTCAGTGTCTCGTTGAACGCCTCCCCGGAACTGCTCAGATCCGCCAGCGGCCCCATCTTGGCATCGGAGAACGGAAGCATTGCCCGGATCTTGCCCAGGGTATTCTTCACGAACTCAATGGGTTTGGAGGCCAGGCTTTTCAGGCCTTCCGTGAAGGCAGCGAACAGGGCCGCTCCGGCTGCATACATCTGTTTCCCAAATCCCATGATCCAGTCGACGGCCTGCATGAAGGCGACCTTCACAGTGTCCCAGTGCTTGATCAGAGCCCAGAGCCCGGCTCCAAGGCCCACAACAGCCAGCACAACCCATGTGATCGGATTGGCAAGCAGAGCGGCCGTGAAGGCCCATACCGAAGCGATGAGGCCGGGCAGCACGCCGATCAGCGCAATGAGCGCCTGGCGCGCTAATTGGAGGACACCGAGAGAGAAGGCGCGAAGAGCCGTGACACTGCGAAGCACGGCTGTCCTGGCCAGGCCGAAGCCCCATCTGAA